ATATGGACTCAGTTGATAAACATGAAGCCAAGACTGCGAGTAAGCGAGAAGCAAAAGCCGTCAAAGGTGCTGCCAGAAAACAATTAGCTAAAGCCAGAGCCAAAGACCTATCTGAAAAATTATCTAAAGGCTTGAACATTGCAGTTGCGGTCAACGACGTCTACGGTGATATTTCACCAACAGGTCTTAAGAACCACTTCGCCAATGCTGAGCAACTAGAAAAGTACGGGATCGAATACAACCCGTAAGAAATGAGGTGATACGATGGTTCTATCCAATACCGCTATTCCCATTGAGTATGGCGCTTTTAGGGATGCAGTTCTAAGAGGTGAAATACCTGTCAATCGGGAAATATCGATGGAGATGAATCGACAAGATTATCTTATTGAGTGTCCTGACTACTATTACGACGACAAGGCCATAACCGGCTTTATCGAATTCTGCGAGAATGAGATGACGTTGACCGACGGTTCCGACCTGACGTTGTTGCCGAGCTTCCGCCTTTGGGCTGAAAGTATCTTGGCTTGGTATTATTTCATTGACGAGAAAGTCTACAATCCGGATAAGCGAAGATACGAGATGGTAACCAAAAAGCGGCGTCTCATAAACAAGCAATACCTGATTGTGGCTCGGGGTGCGGCCAAGTCCATGTATGTGGCACTTCTCCAAGCCTACTTCGCCACGATTGATACCAGCACAACCCACCAGATTGTAACCGCTCCAACAATGAAGCTCGCAGAAGAAACCATGTCGCCAATCCGCACAGCCATCGCCAGATCAAGAGGACCGCTATTCCAATTCCTAACACAAGGTTCAGTTCTGGCGAACAACTCCATCAACAAAGTAAAACTTGCCGCAACCAAAAAAGGTATCGAAAACTTCATGACGAATTCCTTGATCGAAGTACGACCAATGACCATCAACAAACTGCAAGGTCTTCGCTCGAAGATCAACAGCGTCGATGAGTGGTTGTCAGGAGCGCTTAAGGAGGACGTAATTGGAGCCATCGAGCAGGGGGCTTCCAAGATTGATGATTACCTCATCATTGCAACCAGCTCGGAGGGTACCGAACGTAACGGAGCAGGCGATACAATCAAAATGGAGTTAATGGACATACTGCGTGGTGACTACATCAATCCGCATGTCTCGATCTGGTACTACCGCCTTGACGAAATTCGTGAAGTAGGGATGCCTGAGATGTGGCTGAAAGCAAATCCTAACCTAGGCGCAACTGTCACGTATGAAACGTATCAGAGGGATGTTGAGAGGGCTGAGAAACAACCGGCCACCCGTTCCGATATTCTCGCAAAGAGATTTGGAATCCCTGTTGAGGGTCTCACATATTTCTTCGTCTACGATGAAACCATCCCTCACCGATCGCAGAACTTTGATGGCATGGAATGTTGCATGGGTGGAGACTTATCGCAAGGTGACGACTTTACGGCTTTCACTTTCCTGTTCCCGATGTCTAATGGGACTTATGGTGTGAAGACCCGTGCGTATGTTTCCGAGTTGAAAGTACAAAAATTGCCAGCCGCTATGAAACTCAAGTATCAGGAGTTCGTAACCGAGGGGACGCTGATTATCATGCCCGGAGCAATCCTAGACATGATGGCCGTCTATGAAGACCTCGACCGTCATATTATGCAACACCAATACACGGTTGTAGCCTTCGGTTATGACCCATACAACGCGAAAGACTTTGTCGACAAGTGGATGACCGAATACGGAACTTACGGTGTCGAGAAAGTCCGTCAAGGTGTCCGCACCGAATCTGTACCTTTGGGAGAATTGAAACTTCTAGCCAGCGAACGTCTACTTCTCTTCGATGAGGAGCTTATGAAATTCGCCATGGGTAACTCGGTCGTTATCGAGGACAACAATGGTAACAGAAAGCTATCCAAGAAACGATCAAGCGAGAAGATAGATAATGTCGCCGCACTGATGGATGCTTGGGTAGTCTACAAACAATATCAGGAGGCATTCGCATGAAGTTAAAAGACAGAATACAACATGCGTGGAATGCGTTCAACAGCAAAGATCCAGTCGGGGAGACGGCTTGGACATACGGTGCAGGGTCGGGTTCTCCTTCCCACAAGACCTATCGTCGTTATGGCAGCTCCAGTTTCTCGTCGGCAATCTTTAACCGTATAGCAATCGATGTATCTATGACTTCCATTCAACACGTCAAAATAGATGCAAAAACAGATAACTGGACCCCTGTTAAATCAGGACTACAGGACTGTCTTACCATAGAAGCCAACATTGACCAGACGGGATTCCAATTCCTTCAGGACGTTGTATATTCTATGTTTGACGAAGGCTCGGTTGCAGTGGTACCGGTTGACACAACCACATCTCCGTCTATAACAGGCAGTTATGAGGTTAATTCCATGCGTGTCGGGAAAATCACACAATGGTTTCCCAAGCATGTGACAGTAAGACTTTACAATGAAGAAACAGGCAACTATGAAGATGTGACATTGGAGAAATCCTTTGTTGCGATTATCGAGAATCCACTATACGCCGTTATCAACGGACCAAATGCAACCCTGTCCAGACTCTTAACGAAGATGGGTCAGTTGGATGATTTGGATGCGATGCTGGCGTCAGGTAAACTCGATATGCTGATTCAACTACCGTACACAATCAAGACTGACCTGCAAAGGACTCAGGCTGAGGAACGTATCAAAGGTATTGAATCTGCTATGGCCAAGAACAAACACGGTATTTCCTACGTTGACGGAAGCGAGAAAGTAATCCAACTGAACCGCCAACTCAACAGTCAACTCGTCGACGACATCAAAAATCTCACAAAGCAATTCTACAACCAGCTTGGTCTAACTGAGAATATATTTAACGGTAAAGCCAGTGAGTTGGAGATGCGAACCTATTACACTCGAACCATCGACCCGATCATGCAGAACATCTTAGCTGAGTTCAATCGCAAGTTCCTGACCAAGACAGCACGTTCGCAAGGACAGCGTCTGGAAAGTTACCGTGATCCATTCAGTCTTGTTCCTATCGAACAGATTGCTCAGATCGCCGATACATTCAAACGTAATGAGTTGGCAACCGGTAATGAGATTCGTAAGATCATCAAACTTAAACCACACAGTTCTCCGGAAGCTGACCAACTGCGCAATCCAAACATTGCCGGCGTAAATCAGACTCCGAAACAAGGGTCGCTCACGTCCCCTGCTGAAGCACCTAAGCTTCCAGTCAAAATGAGTGAAAAATAATTAGTGGAGGGATGCACATATGCCCAAAGAGAAGTATGACTTCGCTGGATGGGTGACCAAGAACGATACACGATGTTCAGATGGGGTTGTTATCAAGCACGGAGCTTTCAAAGACAACGACCAAAAGACTGTTCCATTGGTTTGGAATCACAACCACTCGGAACCGACCAACGTACTCGGTCATGTAATGCTACACAATGATGAGAAGGGTGTATACGGCTACGGTTATTTCAATGAGACCGACGAAGCTAAGCACGCTAAGGAACTCATCAAACACGGCGATATTTCAGCCATGTCAATCGGAGCCAATCGTATCAAGAAACAAGGCCAAAACGTCATTCACGGAATGATTTATGAAGTAAGTCTAGTGTTGCGAGGAGCCAACCCGGGAGCGTTGATCGAAACCGTAATGGCCCACTCGGATGACAGTGTTGAAACAGACAAAGCCATCATTTACACAGGCAACCTCATTCACTCAGCGGATGATATTTTGGAACAACAAGAGGAGGAAGTACAACATATGGCAGAAAAGACAATCGGCGATATTCTGGACACGCTCAATGAAGAACAAATGAACGCTGTTGAAGCACTGATCGCAAACGTAATTGAAGACGAAGATATTTCACAAAACGACGAAGATGGAGATGACTATATGAAACATAACGTATTTAACGGTCCTGTACAAGAAGAAGGCGTATTGACACACAGCGACATCCAAGCAGTGTTTGACGATGCTAAGAAAATGGGATCTTTGAAAGAAGCAATGTTGGAACACAGCATTACTAATATTGAATATTTATTCCCGGATGCACAAGTCGTTTCCGGAGCTCCTTTCATCTACAAAGATCAAAGAACGTCTACAGAACTTATCATGAACGCAATCCATAAATCTCCATTTTCTCGCGTTAAGACAATCATCGCCGACTTGACAGCTGAAACTGCACGCGCTCGGGGTTACATCAAAGGTGCTGAGAAATTTGAACAAGTATTCTCTTTACTGACTCGTTCGACTGATCCGATGACTATCTACAAAAAACAGAAGCTTGACCGCGACGATATCGTAGACATCACAGATTTCGACGTTGTTGGATTCGTAGGTAAAGAAATGAAAATGATGCTGTTGGAAGAAGTTGCTCGTGCAGTATTGGTTGGTGACGGTCGTGACATCGCTTCTCCTGACAAAATCAAAGCTGACAAAATCCGTCCTATCATTTCCGACAATGATCTCTACACAATCAAGAAAGACGTTGACACTGTTGGCGGCGAAGTTACGATCGATGTTATTCCAGCAATCATCAAAGCTTTGGCTGAGTACGAAGGTTCTGGCACGCCAACAATGTACTGCCACCCAGCATTCGTAGCAGACCTACGCTTGTTGACAGCCGTTGACGGACGTTTCCTATTCGGCGACATCCCTACCAAAGAAGCAATCGCTGCTCGTCTTGGTGTATCGTCAATCGTTGAAACTACATTCATGGCTGACAAAACAGCATTGTTCGTAAACTTGAACGATTACACTTTGGGATCTACTAAAGGCGGAGAGGTTACAAACTTTGAAGACTTCGACATCGACTTCAACCAATACAAATACTTGATCGAAACTCGTTTGTCTGGTGCTTTGACAATTCCTAAGTCTGCTATCTACTTGACAGTCACTGCTGCTTAATCAAAATGGCTAAGTTCGCAGGCTTGGTAGGCTATGTTACCCAAAAAGAATCAACAGCGGGTGTCTGGTTACCTGAAACTGTCGAACGAAAAATGCATGGAGATGTTATCCGGGCCGCGAGTTCTTTCAACGCGAATGAGAAGGTCAACGAAGACATCATACTACAACAACGAATCAGTCTTGTCGGTGACCCATACGCCTTCGCCAACTTCACAGCTCTCAAGTATGTAACATATTTGGGAGTCAAGTGGAAGGTGATGTCGATTGAGGTTACCCGACCAAGATTGATAGTGACTATTGGAGGTGTTTGGAATGGTTAGTGCAAGTCGTGAAGAACTTCACAGGTTACTCAAGGTAATCTGTCCTAACGTATATTTCCAACCACCTTCAAATGTCATGTTGAAGTATCCATGTATCATCTATCGCAAATCGGGGTCGAGTTCCTTAAGAGCCAATAACCGCAATTACGTTACCACCCCCGAGTACGCGATGACTGTTATAGACAGAGATCCAGATAGTCAGTTACCGCAACATATTTTAGGAAGTTTCGCAATGTGTGAGGATGGCACAGTCTACGTCGTGGACGGTCTCTACCACACACCAATCACACTACATTATTAGGAGGCTACACAATTATGCCAAAATTAACATGGGACGCAGCTGGAGAACGCTTATACGAAACAGGTACCTCCAAAGGCGTATTATTCGCACAAACAGCTTTAGGAGCTTACGGAGCCGGAGTTGCTTGGAACGGTTTGACCAAAGTAACACAATCACCAGATGGGGCAGAAGAGTCTCCAATCTATGCAGACAACATCAAATACTTGTCCCTTACATCAGTTGAGAACTTCAAAGGTACGATCGAGGCCTACACATATCCGGATGAATTCGCTGCTTGCGATGGGTCTGCTGAAGTAGTTGCTGGCGTACACCTAGGTCAACAACCTCGTATGGGCTTCGGTCTTGCGTACTCAACAATCGTCGGTAATGACGTTGCTGGTAATGAATACGGTGAGAAGATTCATATCATCTACGCTGCTAAAGTTACTCCTGCTGAGCGCGCTTACGAAACAGTCAATGGTGACCCTAACGCAATCACATTCTCTTGGGCATTCACAACTACACCACAACAAATCGCAGCTGCCGGATTCAAACCATCAGCTTATATCTGTATCGACTCAACTAAAGTCGCTGCTCCTAAGTTTGCTGCAATCAAAGACTTGTTGTATGGTACTGATGCGAAGACATCAAAACTCCCAACAATCGACGAAATCATCACACTTGTAACTGCTGGCTAATCAAATCAAAATGGGGTAGTCTTCGGGCTGCCCTAATTATATTATTTAAGAAGGAGTGTTTTTATGTTAAAGAAAACAATTAAGTACGTGGATTTCAACGAAGAAGAGGTTACAGAAGATTTCTACTTCAACCTGACAACGCCTGAAGTCACTAAGATGGTTGCTAAAATCGGAGACGACATCGACAAACACGCCGAGAAGCTTGCAGCGAGCGGAGACTACGAAGGCATCATCGATTTCGTCGAGATGCTTATCCTGACTTCATACGGTGTCAAATCCGAAGACGGTAAACGTTTCGTAAAATCGAAAGAAGCTCGTGAGAACTTCGAATACTCAGCCGCTTATGCCGAACTGTTTGAACAACTGATGACTGATCCAGAGCAATCGAAAGCATTCGGTCAAGGTCTAATGCGTGGTGCTAAAGCCAAATAAAGGGGGAACCTGAATGTTAAAAGTAATTGATATTTCTTCCCACCAGTCAATCGAAACCGCCGGAATGGACGGAATCGACGCTGTGATTGTAAAAGCAACACAAGGTACAGGTTACATCAATCCGAAATGTGATGCCCAATACCAACTAGCAAAACAAAAAGGTCGTCTTCTCGGTGTCTACCATTACGCAGGTGGTGGAGATCCAGTAGCAGAAGCTGACTACTTTCTTAAAAACATCGAAGGTTATATTCACGAAGCCGTATTGTGTCTCGATTGGGAAGCCGAACA